TTAAAACTCCAGTTCTTCTGTATCTAGATTAATCCGGTAACCGCTTGCTGCTGCGAAGTCCTCGCCATACTGACCATACCCCAATTTAATTACCCCAACCGATTCAGGTACTCTCTGCACAAGTGATTTAAAGGATTCAAAATCCTGCTCTTGCGTAGTTTCGATTACATCACCAGATCTTTCCCCAGTATCTACGAGGACATTTCCTGTAGACTTTTCATAATAAATTTTCCTACCAATATTCATTATCTCAATCCTTTCTCAGCCCCATGCTGACCATAAATAATTTTGGGTAGCGATTTGATTGTAGCTATTGGATATGGTAATTCCATTATCTAAAATAGTAACATTGGCACTTATAGATCCTCCGGAATCATAAACGCTTAGAATCTCTCTGCTATAGGGAGAGGCTAAAATTGAACTATCGATAAAATAGCCCCAAATATTAGTCCATGATTCTCCATTGGGATTATAAGAAAATGAAAAAACTTTAGGCCTGAATCCTAACCCTGAAATTGTAATTGATCCACCTGCCCATATGATTCCGCTTGCCGAAGATATAGGTTTTAGATTTCCAACAACTCCGAATATGTTAACTCCACTTCGAATGTTACCAGAAGTAAAGTTTCCATTAGTAATTGCAACTGATGCAATACCTGCACCAAAACCGCTACTCGTGAGATATGCCCCAGTAGGAAAACCAAGGGACAGTGCACCAGCTCCGTTAGTCCATGAAGTCACAGCCTGTTGGTCATTCGTTCTATTCGGAATATTACCTTTCATCCCAAATATAGATTTCCCTGCAAGTACATTTTCAGGCAGCATGTCTGCAGAATCAGCAGAAATCCAGGTAGATCCATTATAATATCCCGCAGGGGGACGAAAGTGCACTTTGGCATACGGATTATTATAAGCTCCCACTGGCCAATATGCCGTTTCCTGTGGAGGCATATTGTTATTTTCCGCTGATCTGTTTGGCATTGTTCCTAAACTGCCAGCAATAGTTGTTCCATTTAATACTTTATCCACAGGAACCGCTACTCCAGAGATCGAAATAGCGCTACTATAAAATCCCGCTGGTTTTGTTTGTACATTAGCGTTTGGGGTTATTGTTCCACCAGGACCATTATTACTTATTTCTCCGTTCACGACTCCATTCTCTGTGCCAATAGAATACCCACTTAAAACATGGGATGCAGTTGCTGTACCATACTCACCCCCTTCACCCTGTAAGATAAAAGCCGTTCCATCATAGACTACCGTGTACACCCCGCCCTGCACCAACGGCGGATTATTGCCGTTTGGCTTTTTGATGGACTTGGCCCCCAGGCCATTGACGTTAAGCGTGATCGGGCCCGATGTGGCCACGTGAGTTTTAATGGTGACTCGCAACCCCGCTGTAAGGGCAACCGGAGCCGGACTAATTGAAGCAACTAAGGCTGTTGCTGTACCGGTGGTGACGGCGAATGACAAAGAACCCTGAACCACTTCGGCCAAGGTTTTACCTGCAACACGTTCAGCGTTTAATCCCGAACCATTTAAGCTGATGTCGTTAACATACGTATAATCCGTTGTCGTGTTTAAGGAATCAAATATCTCGGAATTTAGCTTAGTTGACGTCTGATTATTGTAGTAATCTACTGCAAATATACCAAAGTTGGTCGCCCCGTTGAACTCCACAAAGGAAAACTCTGCATCTGTAATATACAAGTCGATACCGCCATACTTAACACCGTTATATGTGAAGGTGCATGGGCGGAACACCTGCACTGTCGCGCCTATACGAAACGCAGAATAGTTCATGGTCGTTGTATTATACCGTTTCTCTGCATTCACAAGCGCCGTTACTTGCCCGCTCAGACCGTTACCACGATGCATAGTTAACAACCCATTGCTATAAGAATTGTAGCTTGGATTCGTGTTTGTTAGCTCGCACAACGCTATAACGGATCGGTAGTATGAACTTTTCTGTAGCTGGTTCGTCAGAGGTACTCTTCTGGTAATAGACTGCGGTATGATGTTGTCCGGTAAAACAGCGCTGGAGGTTAAACCCGCTATTCCGTTTGCAACGTTGTACAGACTGCTGTTTGGAACGCTTACCCAAGAGGTCCAAGTACCGTTAACTCTCCGTCTAATCCACTCAGGGGGCGTTCCAGTTTCATTTAGATTCATCACCCTTTGGACAACATAATTAGTCCCATCTGAAGCTCCTGAGTGTGTTTGGACGAGGAGGTGCACCCAAAGACTTGTGATAGGAGAGTTCCCAGGGTTGTTGATCGTATAGAACCCTATAGTTAGCACTGTATTTAGGTCTGTTCCTCCAGACAGTTGTATCGCTTTACCATCGTCTTTGGTGATACTGTACTTCTGGACCACATCTGGAATCACTGTAAGGGCGATGTCCCCCGAACTATCCAGCCCGGCATACCCTCCGGCAACATTTTTAACTGCTGCTGTTTCAATCTGCTGCCAATTTGTCCAGATAGTTTGGTAGAAATTACGAGTGAATATAGTTGGACTTGATGCAGAAGTGCTGTAGTAGGTTATCGTTTGGTTGCAGCCCGTTCCATCGGCACTTACTGTTGTCTTAACATCTAGATTGAAGCAGTAGTTTCCTCCGACAGGCGGTTGATTTGTTATTGTTGCTGCTGAAGCATTTGAAACGGCGTAAAATTGCCCCTCATAAACGAGGGTGTTTAAATCCGTGTTATTAGCCAATGGGGAAGCTTTCATTTTCAGTTCTCGCCAAGTTGACCAACTACTTCCGCTATTCCTGCTTTCTCTTGTAAACTTTCTGATAACCGTGATTGTATTGACCGTTGCAAAAACATCGGCTTCTTGAATGATATATGCGGAATTGTATCTTTTGACAAATACAGTTGTTGTTGATCCTGACACCGGTAGATCAGGGCTTGAGAAGGTTAGTGTATAGATGCCAGTGTCAAGCAATGTATTAGGACTAACCGTAGGATTCCCGCCTTTTCCTAAACCAGAGTTTCCGGTAAGCTGGTGCTTTTGGATAGTGTCAGGCAGCGCCGAGCCATCTACTATATCCAACTTCAGGTTATCGACCTTCGCCTCGATATAGTCGTCCGCAAAGTCCTGCTGGTCATTATCTTGCCGCAGCTCCGCGACACTCTGGACTACATCGGATACTACGCCGCCCAGCCCCGTCCGCCATGTTGCTGCGGTCTCTGTGACATTAGCAGTGAGTACATATTTGTCCAGGGCAATATAGGTAACGTAATAGGATGCATTAGCATCAAAGTTGCCAGTAGCTATATATGCCTGTCCACCACCGTAGCCGCTACCGTGATTTGATAGAAGTGTCCATTTAGTATCAATATCTGCTCCCTTGTATACTGCTAAAATCTTGTTAGTTTTCTGGCTCAAATAAGTAGAGCTACCTACCGCAATATTGTTAATGTAACAGTTACCGTCAGAGTGTACTTTGGGGTTTGCCTTTTCACTCTGAATGGCCCCCGTCTCCACGCTGATCTGATTGCCGCCAGGGTGGAGGGTAATACTCCCTTCAGCATTGGGAACCGGAACCGGGGCCGCAGCCTGCGCCAGCACGTAATCCAGTGTATAGGGTTGCCATGATGTTGTAATAGGGGACTGTGTTGTCGGCACAGTTGTAACAGCACCAGCATTGCTGGCTGCTGTAATAAGCGTCCATGTCTTGGTGCCGCTACCGTTGTATGGAGTGCCAAAAGTTCCGTTATTCATGCGGTAGCCGTTAAAATATGCTTTGATTTCCGCGACAGAGGGAGTATAAGCATCCCCCCACCCTGAATCGGAGTTAGCGATTGTTAAAGCCATACCAGCAGTGCCAGTACCGACTTGATCCGCTGCCTTTTGCCCACTTACAGAAACCGATACCATTAGAGAACCATCATATTTTATCCCCTTGAAAGCAGCGCTTGAAGGAATGGCTCCCGGAATGTCCGCAAGATATAGAATAGCAGTTTTGTATCCTGTAGAATTGCTCCCCCACACCCAACCTCTTGCTCCATCAAGCACCATACTTTTACGTACCCGCTCCAAATACATCCACTCGCCACCAGCGCTATACACACTGTCCCGCACATCCCCGATCTGCCCGAGCATGACCGGGAGGATTACGCTCTGCGGCTCCACTGGTGTGAACGGAGTGACCGCGCTGCCGAATTCAAGCTGCGCCTTTGATACAATAGAGGTAACCCCGCCTATGTCGCTTGCAAAAGACCCAAATCCTATCCTCATTGCCTTTGTCTGCTCAGGTGGTGTGAATGTTACAGTTTCAGCTATTTTAAGAAACCCCTGATAGTAGCTATTGTAAGTAAAGCCTTGCATCCCAGCGGCCGTTGTTATTATCGCACCTGAAGCATCCAACAACCGCACGATAAATCTGTAAGACTGCCCTGGATCAGCAGACAATGTGTAGGCTACCGGCTGCGCAGCTATATCATCAGATGCCATTATGAAGGTTCCTGCACCCTGAGCAGCAGGGATTACAACATTGTCTCCATTGAAAATTACAGCTACGTTATTGGTGGTGAAATTGGCTGGCAGAAAGAGTGGCAGCAGGTTTAGCCCCTGTTTGCTGATCGCCACACCTTGAACGTGCTGCTTGCAGTCAACATACGGCCAATAGGCGTCAATCTGCTCACTGGCGATCGTCGTACCAATGGCGGCGTATTCAGCGGCGCTGATTTCGTACAGACGGATATCATCCATATAAGCCACCGCATTACTCGATCCAACCAATCCGGCCAGCAATGTAAAGCCAGAGCCTAAGACCGTATGCCCGATTGGTATTTTGGCTTGTAGAAACTGCCATTGACCCGTAAGAGAAGTATTTGCTGCGGCACCGTACCGTATGTTGTTCCCGTCTGCATCCCGTATAGTAATCGTTAAAGCCCCACCATTTACCTGGGTGAAGGATTCAATATAGGCCCATACTCCAAGGATATAGGCTTTAGATGTATCCAAGGCCGGAAAGACCTTCGCTATATACGAGCCAGTAGACAAGGTTGAAAACTTGAAAGATGATGCACCGGAACGTTTTTGAGTGGAGCTAAGAGCTGGTGTTGTTCCTGATTTTGACCACCCGTCAAGACTCTCTGCATTTCCTAATTTACCTAATAGGTTCACCAGTGTCCGCCCCTGAACCACCAAATCCAGCTCCGAGCCATTAGCGTCCGCCGTCACTACCGATGTGCCCGGCCCCAGAGTTTGGGTCAAGTCTACCCGGCCTATCTTTGTATCAGTGTAGGCAATGGCTGCAGCCTGCGCTGCGTCTGCCTTAGCTTGAGCACCTACAGTTGTTTCAACCTGCTGCCCGCTTTTTGTTTTTGTATCATCCGGGATAACCTGCACCGCCAAAGGTAAGGTAGTAGCTGCGCCTGTGTAGATGCTCCCCTGCATCCAATCTTTGGCCCCAAGTGGTCCGTGATGCTTAATGTGGGTAGTGTAGTTGTTACCTGCGCTAGTTCTCGCTTCCACTGTTACGGTCCACTTGCCATCTTTCCAGTAAACGTCTGAAATTGATAGAAGCCCTCTAATAGCACCGGAAACTTCAGTGTACTGCGAGCTTTGGCGGTTAATGGTGCCCGCAGTGCTACCCATAACATCCATCCGCTTTGTCAATCTGCCTTCAGATGAAGCGTTACCCCAAGCCCCAGTTACTGTCACCTCAATAAATCCAGACATGACGGCTGGACCAAAACTGTAGTCTATTTTCTGATTAACGGTACCATTAACGGTTTGGAACGAGAACACCTTTTCCATGTACTGTTCGCTTCCCCCGAGTCTCACCCCTTGACCCACTATCAGTGATGCATTATCTAGTGCCGCTACCCCATTTGCAATATTCCTTTGCGATGAAGGTATAGCCCCGGATATTGCCGCCCTATCCGCAGCGTTAAGGTGCCGCGTAGCATCATCCGCATGCGCCTTAGCCGCCTCCAGTGTTGTGGCCGGAGCTGTCCGCCAGGAAGACTTGCCTGTAATGGATTTGACCGTGTTTGCCAGCCAACCCAACAGATTGGTGACGGTGCCGCTGTCTCCTGTTGGTGCAGTCGTATCAGATATCGTCCGGCTGCCAATAACCGTGTCTGTTGCAGAGCCTGCACCGCCTGCTCCTGCTGTGATCCCGGCCAGCTTATTCTTCTCAGCTGTGGTGTAATCATTAGCGGACAGACCCTTGCCGGATACTTTATCCACCTTAGCAGCATCCACTGCATCCAGTTCGGTCTTCTTCGCAAACACCAGCGACTCATCAATGACTGCGGTAATATTGGCGGCTGTGCCTACCACTACGACACAATCGAACGTTTTCTCGATAATGTCTGATCCGCCGCCTGGCGGAATGTAGTCTGCGGTTACTCCGGCATTAGCGTAGGCGTAGAGAATTTCCCCCGCATCCGGGTCTTGTGCGAAGACTCCTACTTCACGCCAGTAAAATCCTGTAGAGACATCCGCGTTCCGCAGCACCGAACCAATAATCGCTTTATTAGGCGGCTGTGTAGTTATTCGTGTAATCGGCAAATTGATTTTTTGAGAAATCAGGCCATTCATCGCTGGAACAGCTTGTCCTGTAAGTGAACCATCGCCTACAGCAATGCGGGTATAATTCAACTTGCCCCCCGCTTGGGCTTTCCCCTGCAGCACAAGACCTTTATTGGTCAGTGTCATGCCTCCAAATACTGCCACATGATTCCCTCCCTAAATCTGAATGTGTTCCCCAAAATGTAAAAAGCCGCCCATATAAAGAGGCAGCGGCTCCGCTTGCGAAATAGTGACGCTATCCAATACGGCAGACAACCTCTTAACCGCATCGACAGCGGCAATGAATTCCTGGGCCCGTGCAGCAGTCACATCCGCATTGTTGGTGACCACCCGAAAATGATAAGGGTCTCCTCCATATTGCCACCATTCTTCGACTGCCCCCTGGCCAAACAGGATGGCGATCAGATCTTCTACTGCACTGGCAGTTCCTTTGTGTCTGTGAAAAGGAATTGCATTTTGAATCAGCAGCCGCTTCTGTTCCACAGGCAGAGCCGGATCATAATACGGCGGCTTGAATTGCCAGGCCAGCTCATCCGTTTCCGCATCTGTCCATTCCGCTGACCGGCTGAATATATTCAGACCGGCGATCATAGCGGTTGTCTCTTGCAACTGTATATCTAACGCAGCCGCAGCCGCGGCCATGGCAGGGTCCTTACGAATGGAAGGCGGGAGCAGATCGCTCAGGCTTAGGGTCTGGATATTAATCATCTGCCAGCCCCCCATAAGTCAGTGCCGTTGTGCCGGATCGAGCCACTTGGGTTGCGGACATGGTTTTATACACGGGCTCTGTTACCGTCACCCGTAGTGCCCCGGCAGCCATAACACGGGATATTAGCTCTGACGGGTTGATATCCCTGCCAAGCTTGGAGCGCTGCCATAGCTGATAAGCAGCAACAGCTGCCGATACTGCCGCCTGGATACCCGGAACCTCAGCAGCCCGGCTGCGGCTAATATAATAGGTCAGCGCAGTATTATAACTGACAGGCTGCGGCGCACTCACGGTTACCTGATCTGTCAGCGGCCGGATTCCCCTGTCCTCCAAAGTTTCGGCAATTGAATTCAGAACATCTTCCCCTGGAATTTCCCCTTCTGCCAGTAAGGGAACCACGGTTACACGCCCGGGCGCCGGAGAGAAGGCATGAATATCCTTAATTGCCGAGGAAGCGGACTTGGCCCAGAATTCATATGCTCCCTGAGGCCCGGCCGTTGAGTACGATTCCGGCGCATGGCGGATACGTTCCTTGAAGGCTTCATCCGTCTCAGCAGCAGCGCCGCCAGAGCTGGTGGTCAGATTCGTTACCGACTGGACAAAAGGCAGCGGGTCCATTTGAACATTAATCTGCCCGGGCAAGAACCCGTTCCCTGTTGTCCCCGATTCGGAGCATTTTGCCTTGATCATTCCCGCAGTCTCTCCCGGAGGAATCTCCAAGTACTCCATGGTTATAAAATAAATCGTGCCCTTCCCTCCCTGTACTCCGACGCGTGTCCCTGCCGGTATAGGGGTCGCTGAAGCCAGCGGGATGGACAAAGCAAACTCAAGCGTAACGATTGCCGCAGATGCCTCTAACCGCTTCGATCCTTGAAAAGCCCCCATGTGATCCAATAACGCTCCCGAGGCATACCGCAATAAATTTCCTTTGGCGGTCTGATTGATCAGCACCTTTTGCTGGATAATCACCGCTGCGAGCGAAGACAAAAAAAGCCGCACCGGATCGGCAGGCTGTAGAGTGCGTCCGGCAAGGCCTTCATATACAGTGATGACATTCTGCTGTATGGCTGCTGCATCCTCCTCCGAAAAGCGGATATCCGGTAATTCAGCATATTCCAATTCCTACTCCTCCTCTGCCAGGCTATATTTCAATACAACGGCCAAGCTGCCTGTAAGCTTTTCTTCTATATCCTTGTGAAAAGAAATATCGGCCACGATTGCGCGCGGCTCCTGCTCTGTAATGGCTGTGATGATCGCTGCCGTCAGGCGGGATTCAGCGATGTATGCCGGTTCATCAATAATCGAGTAGTCCAGACCAACTCCACGGGCCAACGGTGCGCTCCCAAGCGGAGTAGCCAGGATCATCCTTATATTCTGAGCCACTTCCTCTGCTACTGTTAACGGGCTAAAATCAATCAGGCTAGGCTGAGTCATATCAATGGTATATATCATTTCACATACTCCTCAAGCGAGATCGTGACCTGTGCGTCCAGCACATTGCCGATGCTATCCAGCCTGTTCCAATCCTGCGACAGACTGCTGATCACCCATAGCCCAACCCCGACATTCTTGCGTCCTATGATTAAGGGCATCGCTTTGCCGGCACGGTCCAGCTCGGTAAGCCTGTCAAGCTCTTTGCGCGGATTAAGGCCAAGCGCCGCCGAGAAATGAACCGAGAATGAAACCGAATCTGCGCCCGGTCCCAGAAATTCCTTCTTGGGCTTCTTGCCGATAATGTCATGTTGCGCCCACCGGCTGGAGCTGCTGCGTTTGAATTCATCTATGGTACGAATCGCTCCTTCCGCAACAACAAACACGACCGGGCCTAGACTGCCAATTTTATTCATCTTATAATCTTGCTTCTGGTCTTTGCTGCCCTTATCGCTCATCCGGTTCTGCCTCCTCCATCATGAAATGCACTGGCAGACACTTTGCCGGTAACCGTTAAGTCTCCCTCGATCCTCACCCCGCCGCTTGCCTTAACATTCAGCTTTTGGGCTATACGGTCATAATAGACATAGCTGCCATCCTCAAACCATACTCCCCGCTGATCCTGGGTGCCGGAAGGCTGACCGTCATCCGCAAAATAGGTTCCCAAACAGATGCCACCGGAACGCGCATGATTCAAAAAAGCACACACGACCCGCTCTCCCGGCAACGGTACTGCATTGCCTTTTCCCCAGCCGCCCGGTGTTAGAACCGGTAACTCGCCGGAAACCATATCATCGCGGTCTGCAAAAGTAACCCTGACACTTCCGGCTGCCAGATTAGCTGTAGATACCCTGCCAATAAGTATCACCATTCACCACCCCAATACTTTACGAATGTCCAGACTGGTTGTATATCCGCTGCTTCCAATTGAGTGCCTTGCCGATTCAATAATGTATTTACCGTCAAACCGCTTCCAGCCTTTGATATTAATCGTGAGTCCTGCGGCCATCCTTAGATCTCCCATAAGCGAGAGAGTACCTTTGCCGCCCTCTTTATTCTTTTCCCGGAGCCTTTTACGGGCCAGCCGCATAGCATCTGCTTGCGAGTCGACCTGTTCATTAATCTTAAGAATTGGACCGCTCTTAGGCGCGCCTTGAGGGGTATACGTGGCCTTCAAGGACTCTTTGCCCTGTGATGGAGTATACGTCACTGTACATGCCCGGAAAGCTGCATAGGCAGTATTATAAGTGAAGCTGTAATCTGTCACATTGGCCTCCCCGCGCACAATTGTGGCCACCACTTCTTTTTGTTCATATTCCTGTTCATCAAAAAGCACCAGGCTTCCAGATGATACTTTAATTGCGATACCTTCTTGCGTAGCTGTGTTCAGCAAAAAGGCCAAGTCCGACACCTCCGACTGCTCCAGCCGATCATAAGAGGGGTTGTCCTGAGCCTCATAGATTAATTTGAGCTTCGCGCGTTTGGCCACTTGGGCGGCTACTGTTTTCAGATTGGTTTTCTCCCAGCTGCGTGAGCTGCGCTGCATCCGAACCTCGGAGGTAACAGGAAGCGAGACCGCCTTAATTGAGATCGTGTCAGGAGGACCGCTAAAATCAATACTGTCTACCTCAAAGGTGCCCAGCGGCAGCTTCTTGACTTCACCCGGCTTGTCCCAGTTGACCGTGCGGATGGCAGCAATCAGTTGATCGCCTTCAACTGGTGACCAAGGCCCCTGCCAATTGCGCTCCCTATCCTCAAGCGTAACTGTAAGATCATCTAATGAACCCGAGGCAGCATCATTATACTGAAAGTCTGTCAGCGATTTAGTGATATCCTGAGTAACGTCCTTTCCGTTATAGCGCAGCTCGAGTACCGCTCTGCGTGCATCCTGCATAAGTTCCACGTGCTTCACTCCCTTCGCCAAGGAGGTAATGAGCTGGATATGTCGGAGGGCAGCTCCGGTACATTCAGTACAATATTGCCTGAGAATACACTGACAGCAGCATGTGCCGGATTAGCATTCAGGAGCAGCGTCAGGAAACGGGCATCTCCATAGATTTTAAAAGCAATCCCATCCCACATATCGCCTTGTACCGTTCTATAGATCATTGGAAGCTCACCCGCCTCTGTTGCACTAGCATCGACTTGAACCGGCGTTCGAATCCGTCCTCAGACTGCCTTAAAGCCTCCCGTACCTGTTCGGCTACAGATTTATCGCCACCCTGAAGGGTTACACTAGGCGCCCAAGTTACATGGATCTCCCCATTGTTAACAGAATTATTATTATACCCCATTAAATCATTTGCCTTCTCAAGCAAAGACCTCGACCGGGGCTTGCGGTTTAAGGGAATAGCAATTTCAGGGCCAGCCTCACCAAAAATAGAGGGCACGTATGCGATACCGCCTTCAGCATATTCGGCCAATTTATGCCCTCCATAGAGTGGCAGGTAGGGTTTCTTTTTAGTTTTAACACTTTCTTGGCCCTCCTCTGCCCCAGGAACTCCCGTAACATTGAAGTTTGGAACCGCTCCCGTCTGCTCCCATAGGACCTGAACATTCACTATCTTATCAGCAGGCAGTTTATCCACCTCATTATTAAGGCTTGCCGTATCAATCAATGCTTGAGTGAACACTTCTTTTTGAGCAAGGGACATATCCTTGTATTTTGCTGCTTGCTCTTCCAAGGTGCCTCCGAGATTAAGCTCAATTAATTTTTTTTGGGAATTGTAATAAGAGAGCATGCTGCTTTCAGCTTCTTTTTTATCACTCTCGGTCTCTTTAATTTCAGCGTACTTGTCATCGAAGGAAGTCCTGTACTGGTTGTAATCCTCCCTAATTCTCTCAATAGCCGTAGCACCCTTATCAGAGTAATCTGTATTTTGGGCTTTATTTATTTTTGCAAGAACTTCATCTATTTCTACTACTTTCTCCTTTTCGCTTCCCTTTCCCGCCCAAATCTCATCAAGCTGATTTAAGTACTCGTGATAATCTTGAAATTTCGCCATATCAGTATCATATTTAGCATACTGCTTGGCGAGTTTTTCGGTCGATGCTGTATATTCATCCTCCAAATCTGGCAATTTCGCCTGTGCTGATAGTACTTCGTGCTCCAGATCTCGTCGGCTCATCTCCTCCTGGGCTTTGGCAAGATTCCCGATAAGCCCAAGTTGATCGCTGAATCTGCCACTTTTCAAGTCTTCTGCAGACAGAATATCCGGATTCATGTCAATAAGCTCTTGTTCCACATCTCTTTGCTTTCTTCTGGCTTCTGCCAATTCATCAGCAGGAGTTTTTGCGTCCTTAATCTTATCTGTCAACCGATCGTACTCGGTAATTAAATCCTGGGTTTTGGTTGTCGTCTCCTCAACACCCGCATAATTGGCATAGGACTCATCCAGTGCATCCCCCATATTCAAAAGCTCCTGGCGCGCATCCTCCTGATGCTTTTTGAAGGCGATGACCCCTGCTGTGACCAGCCCCACACCGGCAACAGCGAGACCTACGGGATTGGTCAGCAATCCCAGTGCCCCCGCAAATCCTCCAGCCGCTCCGCTGGCCCCGCTGGCCGCCTTAATGATCGTGGAGAACTCCTGAACAATCTTCACTGCCTTGGTAGCCAATACTGCGGTGGGCGCTGCAAGTCCGATAACCATCAGCACTTCTTTGTTGTCTGACGCCCAGCTAGTCAGCCCCTGAAGCGCCGGCATCACGCTCTCTCCCAGAGGAACCACAAGACCGGACATCAACTCCCGCCCTATGGCTGAAAATTGCTCGGTTAGCGTATTGTCCTTAATCGCAGACACTTCATCCATCGTTTGCCGGGTCATATCAAACTGATGCCGCGTCTGGCCCAGCGACAACACCGCTTTGTTTCCTATTTCCTCAAACTGAGCCCCGAATATAGCGCTGGCAAGGGCCGCTTGATGAACCGGATCTTTAATTGCTTTTAATTTGCCAATCACCTGATTCATGGCATCCTTACCGGTCATAGACCCATCTGCCAGCCCTTTGAAGATTTCATCCCCGCTGCCCATTGTCTTGCGCAGTTGAAGCATGGCCTTACTCGCCGAGTCTCCGCCCGCCTTCAAATCCTTGACCAGGGCAACAGCTCCATTCTTCCCGGCCACTTTCACCAATTCGCCGAATTCCTTCGACTTCGTTCCGCCGCTTACAAGTGCAGCACTGAATTGGTTCAGCTGCTCAGGTGCAAACAGCTCATAGACGGCGGCCTTTGTGGAATCTGAGCCCTCTTTCACTGTTGAGCTGAATTTCTTCACAACCCCGGCAAGACCTTCAAGGGAATCCCCACCATTGTCCATGCCAGAGCTCAACAACTCAAACATCTCGTCAGCAGAATATCCCATCTTCTTGAAGTCAGCGCTATACTTCTCTACGGCACTTAGAAGCCCGCCGGATGTGTTCATCCCCTTCTGCGCACCTTGGGCCATCAGATTATATGCCTGCTCTGAAGAGATGCCGAACTTTTGCATCATCGCGTCAACGGCTTGTACTGAGTCTGATATATCCCCCTTAAAAACATCGCGATACGTCATAGCCGTCTGGGTGGTCTTCTCCAGCTCATCTCCGGTTTGGCCTAGAACTTGCTGTACCGTTCCAACCGCCTCACCGATATCTTCGAAGTTTTTACCGTAATTCTGACTGTACAGGCTATCGGAGATTTCTTTCATTCCGCTCATCTCAGCGGCGGTTAATCCGGTTGATGCCTGAAGCTGCGCCATTGCCCCGGCAGAATCATTCACAGCCGTCCATACGGCTTTTAGGGGTTCAACCGCTTTAGTCAGCATAGAGAAATCCACTTTTTCGAAAGCAGCCTTAAGTTTGTCACCAAGTTGCTCGGCTTCGTCGCCAGCGTCCTCAGCATCTCCGCGCAGTTGATCGAAGTAGCCCGCCCTGGCCAGCCCCTTAAGCACGTCTTCCAAATCCTTAATTTGCTGTTCCACTTCCTCGACAGAGCGGGGAACATTTGGATTCACCAATACATTCAACCGGACAATAAGCTCACTGATGCTGCTTGGATTGCCTGAACCTGAACCTGCCATAAGTTACCTCCCTCCTTTAATTCTCGCCACCCGCTCTGCCCAATCCCCCAGTTCCTCAACAGGCAGGCTGAGAAAATAGGGGATTGGAGTGTGGGTAAGCATGGCCAAAGAGACGGCGATGTCTTTGATCCCATCGCCGTCTCCGCAGCCTACAGCAGCAAAAAACTTTGTGCCTGTAAGGTAAGTTTTGTGAAATCCTTAGCGGGCAGAGCTTTGATCAGCCCCACATGAACACCAGCAGCCCTGGCCACAATATACGCCTGATAAGCTTTATTGGTCTCTTTAATCAATTCCCCGCCAGATTGACGGGCAGATTCCATCTGATACTGCCGGTCACAGGTGAGAATGTCCTCGCCGGTTAACTTATCAAAATCAATACTCAGGCTTTCAAACGTATCGCCCTCAAAGTTGACGGGCCGGGCGAAAGTGTATACTTCCGCTCCGGTCTCCTCCAATTCTTTTGTTCCCATCGTGCTCTCTCCTTATAGACCAAGATTCTGTTTAGTAGCCGCAAGGTAATCCACTTCGTATACTTTATGAATGTAGTTATACTTATCAATTTCCAGTACCTGAACACCATCCAGGGTGACCTTCAGATAGTTAACCGAGAAGTTGTTGGTAGTATCCATTGCTGCTCCAGTCTCCAGATTACCGAGTGTCAAGCCGAGCGGTCTCGCCCGGACAGTAACCTTAAACGGTACCTCGCGGTATTCACTTGTTGCGGTATCGAACGTCTGAATGGAAGCACGCAGATCCAACGTGTGGACCTTCGGTGCCAGTAGAGAGGCTGCTGCACTCTCAATCGTGCGCCATTTAAGCGCCAGACTCATCGCTCCCGTATACCCTGGAGAAGGCGCCGCCATTTCTCCGGCAATCCCGCCCCCTTTGATGGTATCTACCAGGTAAGTAATTTCCGGCAGAGTCGCGGTTGCTGTTCCCAAGTAATCGACGGCATTCAAGTACACCGAATAATCAATAACCCGTTCTGATCTTTTTGGCATTATTGTTCCTCCTTCTACGCTACCAGCGCAGCTAAATATGTTGTGTCGTATTCAAGCAGGAAGGAAATCTCCTGTGCCGGTCCAGGCGGGGTAAGATGCAGATGGAATGTAATTTTACCGGCCATCAGATCTGTCACCGGATTCTCGGATTCATTGAATTCTACCCGACCGCCCAACAGAGCCCCCGATGCTGTCAGGCCGTTCAGCCAGATATTGACTGAATCCGTAACCGCAGCTACCAGCCGTTTGTTCATCGGGTCATCCACCTTCTGCATATAGGTCAGAATGAGACTGTTTCCGATCCAGTTGAACATCCGGCGGACCGGAATAAAGCTATCTTTAGGATCGGTTACGCCCGGATACGCAGCGGTGTTGTTCCCCCAGCTCTTCCAGCCGCTTGTTCCCAAATTAAGTGCTGTTACAATGCCTGCACTATTCAGGAAGCTGGCCTGATCAATTCCGAGGAATTGGCTTGTCCCATCGGACAGTTCAGTGCCATCCGCTTGCAGAGGCTTATTTGAAGGCGATACAAAAGGGATACCGCCATTATCAGCATCCGCCGCAGCAATAAGACCGGCAAGCTGAGTGGAGAAATGATATTTTTTATCCCCAAGCGTCAGCATCGGATAGGCGGCAATTTGCAGAGCACCCGTATAGCTATTGTTAGCTTTCCAAGTACCGGCCTCTGTATAAGATCGGGATGGATCAATATCCGTCAGGGCAATCGCTTTGAAATTCCCGTTAATATTTCCGGCCTTCGCCTTCATCACTGCGGCAACTGCAGGCAAATGCGACCAGCCCGGGGCCAGCAGTAGATCCGGAAGGATCCCGAAACGCGGGTAAGCCTGATGAATCAGTTCAAAACCAGTGTATTCACCCGAAGCGGTTACGCCTCCAATGATATCCTCAGCTTCTACAGCACCGGGATTCAGCTTGTCATATCCGGCGGAAAGCTGATCTGCATTGGCTGCAATAGCCCCAGAAGACTTCGTAGTAATCAGTACATGTCCATTCTCATCAAAAGCAGCCGTGTAATCCGTACCGGACACATAAGTAGAAGCGCCATCTGAAGATTTAACAACCAGCGTTGACAGCAACACGCCTTCGGCTTGTACGGTCGCCAGCCGATTACTGACAGTCACCGCCGCAGGAGCAACCGTTGTCTTATGGACAGCCGGGTCAAGCACATTGACCAGGATCATGGGAGCTCTCTCGTACAAGGCAAAATGAGAATATACTAACTCACTCAGCGTGTATTTTGACCAGTCTTCACTATATCCTAGAGCCGCAACGGCTTCCGCGTAGTTATTCACAAGCACGGGAGTATTAACGGGTACAGCCTTCGTCGCCAGATGGAGCGGAGCCGTACCTACTGCAAAAGGAATACCGCTTGTTGCTTTTGCCGGAGCCAGAACCGAAGTTGATTGTTCAATAATGCTTACACCATGTTTAAATGCCATTGATTAGTTCCCCTTCCCTAGAAGCCTTTGATAGACTGTATATTCAGCGGTACCCGCTTGAAGGATGCGCTCCTGCACTTCCGTCATTTCATCAACAGGTACAATCAGTTCTGCCACATCCGGCTGTTCAGCCATTAACGGCGTTAAATAAGATGGAATACCTGAACGGAATACGGTGGATTGCAGCAGTTGACCGCCACGCAGGTTAGGCCCCAGATAAATCCGGATCGTCTCCCGCTGGGTTTGTTTCTGGTCTTCATTTTCAATAGAATTCACAATACTACCTCCTGTCGAATTTGGGGCAATGCCCAGGTTGTTGTAAGTTCGCCCCTCCAGACTGCTGAAGGGTGCTCTTCGTCAAGCTTCCATGTCCAACTGGCCTCCAACCTGAATTTCTGTTCAAGAACTCTCTGGCGCAATAGCAGGATACGTACCCGCTCCATCAGATTAAGCAGCTCAACCAGGCCTGTGTCATCTTCAGAATAAGTACCAAATTGAAGCTTCATTTGAATTTGCCCTTGGCCAGAATCTCCTTCACCCTCAGCAGGCCGAATCATAATTACCGGATAGACCGGATTTACGCTTGTATTCGTTGGAAGATATCCCAGCTGCACTGGGGGAACGGGCTGCGTATCATCAGCCAACTCCTTTTGCAGAAACTTTTGAATGGCCAAAATTAATAATGTAATGGTCACTGTCGCCCTCCTTATTTACGTTGGTTAACCTCCCTTCTATTTATTAGGGGCTTTCACTAGACAAACCCATTCAATTATTTATAATAAGCTCACTTTGTCAGATAAGGGACCTATACTCCTCCATTACGGAGCTGATCTTTTTTTGTGCCCGCTGGATGTACTCACTTACGCTGCCTGCCGAAATCATGAGCATTCCAGCAATAGCAACATGCGAGAATCCTTCACCGTTAGCCAGCATATAGCACTCCCGCTCCCTTCTGCTTAACAGCCCCAAAACATATTCCAATTGAAAACATTGATCCTCAGTAAGTCCTTCAGAAGGGACCGCATTGAACCCGGCGGTAAAGTTCTGCATACGAACCGGCTCTAACAGAATTTCCCGCTCATATCCCGCACGCCGTTCAATTCCCCGCTTGTTCCCCGGCCGGCGTCCGCTGCTCAGCCACTCAATCACATACTTGCAGTCACTGACCATTCCGGCGATTACCTTCTTATCATCCGCATCTGCATTTCTGTATAATTGCTCTACACTCTTTAAAGAAATTTGATATTCCGGAAGCAGTTTTTGCACACAATTCGAATCCAGAAGTTCCAAATCCTCCTGCTCTATACACCACATGTTTACTCCCCCTTATCGAAAATAATTTTAAATGTACTCAATTTCGTATTTTTAAATCATGTTATGCTCATTTTCGCATTATGTCAAGCCTTATATCCGAAATAATACGAAAATGCATATTTACATTTGAATTCAAACCTTTTACAATAAACTTAAGAATACGAAGTAGCGTATACACTGATGATTTTGAGGAGGACTGCGTGTGCAAAGGGCTGAAGTCTTAAAGCGATTAATCGAGGAAACCGGCCTGAACACCAAGGCTTTTTCAGAAAAGGCAGGAATTCCTTATACTACGCTGAGGTCCATTCTAATGCGGGGTGTCGGAGGAGCTTCTGTTGATAATGTTCTTAAGGTTTGCCGTGCTTTAGGGATCACTACCGAAGAACTGGATCGTCTGGCCAATGGAGGCGCAGAAGACACTTCGTCTTCATCATTATCTGAGCTGTCTGAGTTTGAAGCTTTTTTAAACAATCCGGAGCATGGGCTATTTTTCAAGGATTATCTGGATGCACCGGATGAGCGCAAGCGGGAAATGTTAACCTTCTGGCAATTCATCAAAGACCAAGAAAAGAAAAAAGCCGATTCTTCAGACACCAATTAA